CTTTTGCAGCTTCACGCTGCTTTGTAGCTGAAGCACCTTCTGTACCTTCTGCATACGGATCTCTTTGACCGGCAGATACAATATTAATTTTTCTAAAATTATAGAATCCATGTTTACCATTTTGACCATTATATTTTTTAATCAAAATTTCAAATTCATTTACTCGATCAGATCCAACAACCATTACAATATTAACATAGCCCTCATTATAAAGACTAGTCAATGCGTCAAACACGGTTTTGACTTTCTTATTTAACATAATAGAACGAGCATAACGAGGAAACATTTTCCTTGCAATTTTTACTTTGTCTGTATATTGCAATGGATTTTTTTTATTGTCTTGAGTTTGAGATAGATAGACTCTATATGGATTTTTACTAGCTTTTTGTGCAAGCTTAGCCAAAAGTTTCTCATGACCAATTGTAGGAGGATTCATTCTACCAAAGGTAAAATAAACCGTTTTTTCTTCTTCTACAAGAAATGTGCTAAAAGAGCTAATCATCCCTTTTTACGCTCTACTTCTTTTTTACGAATATCTTTATATAATCTCTTTGCTAGCATTTTAATTCTAGCTTTCATTTGAGGTTTATCTAAACGCTTTTCGATTTCCTGTCTACGAGCAAAGGAAAGATCTCCTTTTTCTACGCCTTTAGTAATCTTTTTGAGTAAAAAAGTGCGAGCCGCCTTTTGTGCTCTTTTGTCAAGAGTCTTCTTATTAGCCATGCGCCTTTTAGCGCGCTCTTGACCCAGTTTAATTTTTGATTTATATCTTCTAAACATTCTCGACTTAGCAAGTCTTTGGCGAATATCAAGAGCCTCATCAGTCTCAACTGATTCTCCGATTGGTCCACCTTCACCAGAACTACTTAATCTTTTGCGACGGTAAGCGCGATAGTTAATTAAGTCATCTTCACCTGGACGATACTCAGTTGAATGCATGTCATTAAATGAAAGTTCTTTTTGTTCTAGAGGAGACTTTCCGTCCATCTCTAATAGATCTTTAAAACGAAGCAATCTTGCCATCGTTAGTTCCTTCCTGGTTTATCCCATCCCTTTAATATATTCGGTGAAAAGTTGGCGAATGAAAATTCCATTCGATCAACAATTTTCACTGCATCACCACCAAGTTTATCTATTGCAACATAACCTTCTTGGCCTGTTGTGCGATATCCTTTATTAGTCTTTAAGAACGTCTGTACATTATTTAACTTATTAAGTATATTTATAAGTTTTAATTTTGCTAAAATGATGTATTTTTGTAAATCAAACATATATTTTAATGAAACTTTATTACTTGATGAGAAAAATGAAAGCACTTCATCCAATTTTGCTTGTTGTGCGGCTTTACCTTTTTCGGTTGATCGCTTGGATATTTCTGTACGGTATCTAGCTGTGATCCAAGAGATGAGTTTATTAACATGTTGAGTTGTATTTTGTACAACTTCACCTTTTCTAACATATGTATTATTAAATTGTTCAATGGTTTGGGCAAGATTTTTATTTTTTTCAAGTTGCCGTAGAGTTGTGCCACTAATCTTATTAAATATTTTTCCTGCTTCACTTAATAGTGCATTCACTTCTTCTGTATCTTTTTTAGACATACTAAATTGAGTCATGTCTCTTAACATTGCATCCTGAGACCAAACATTTTTTGATTTTTTTAATTTAGATACATCCACTCCAAATTTATTTTTCATTGTTTCGAATGTGGATCCTGAGTAGCTCGTATGCCATACGATTCCAATTTTTGTTGCCGTAATTTCCCTGGCCATGTCCGTGCCAGCCGGTACTGCATATACAATTGTATTGGGGTGAAAGGTAATATAGTCTTTACCTTTGATTTTAGATTTTTTGACATCGCCTGGACCATAGAGAAAATCACCTTGAATAACTCCTTTAATTCCTAAGTCAGGTAAGTATTGTAGAGCAAGTTTAAGTTTTGTAGCAAGGTCGCCAGAAGTATCAGCATCGATATCAGCATTACTCTTGTATACCTTGGGTGATTTATTGAAGATCCCTTTTTTCGCCACGAAGAATCGGCCATCACTAGGATCAGTCCCAGCAAACACAGCAGGAGCACCGTCCCATTTAACAGATACATTACCGTCATGTTCACCTCCTAACATGTCTCTCATTGAACGTAATGCCATAATAGCATCACGAGTTCCTTTGACACCACCATAGAGAACCTTGTCCTCAATGTGAGTCATGTGAGTATTTTTTTGTTCAGTTATGAAATCTGAAAAGCTCACGGACGTATTCCTCTATCATCTTCTGCTGCAATTAAAATAACATCAAATGCTGCTGTTACTTTAGAATTATTTGATCTAACACTGGCTCTCATATCAATATCTGTTTTACTCGGTAACACAATTGGGCATGTGAATTTATAATCATAAGGCATTCCTGTACCAGCAACTTCACCTTCATGTCCAATGCGAAATGGTCCACCAGGATATCTAACAAACATATCTATTCCAGCATCTCCTCCGTATTGAATTGAGGCTTTAAGCTGTGTTAAGTATCCGTGATATCCATTAGGTACTGTATATATTGCCATAAGAGTCTGTGATTTTCCAATTGAAACTCTTAGAACTTCTGTTGCTCCACGACTTACTCTGATCTGTGTAACATTCTCTACTGTATCGGTTAAATAAGCTCGGTAAACCCGAGCAAATGTTTTAGTACCAGTTCCGGTAGAACCAGAGATTGTTATTGTCTCGGATTGAGCATTAAAGTTTGCATCTAAACCAAGGATGGTAAGCTGTTTACCATCGTCTAATGTTGACGTTGAACCGTTTGCCGTAGTAGTAGCAATTGTTAATATTCCCGGAGTATTAAATGCAGACCATGGATATATTGTATCATTCTTGTCCCAAATAGTACCGGTGGTATTTGTCGACATAGCAGGTACAGTACCAAATTTATGAATAAATGAAGTACTTTTAACTAGATTTCTTGAGATGTTGAGGTAATCATCTTCGATATATTTTGATCCGTTAAATGCCATTAGCTCATCGGTCCTAACGCAATTTTAGGTTTGATTGTTCCTTGTGTAATAACATCAACTCTAATTTTATCTTCCGGCACTTTACCTACATGATATATTTCTCCTTTGAATTTTGCAGGAGTTGTATTGATCATAAGAATAAGTGGATTTTTGTTAAGATAGCCTGATGCCAATTTACCATAAGGTCGTTCAACTTCTCTTTCCCAACGAGCAGCCAATCGTGGATTTTTCATTATTGCTTCGATTTGTTGGCCATTAACACCATTTTTTTCAGCTTTGCCGCCTCTACCCATTCTTAAATCTGGGTCAACTTCATTTCGAAGAGAAAAGGCTGCACTTATTAATTTTTCAAGTGGTACTGTACCGCCCAGTTTAAAGTCTTTATATACTGCCTGTTTGGCATTATAATTACCAGCTTTTACTTCATAAGCTTTACCGTTAATGTTAATATCTGCTGCTGACGCAGAGCCACCCCCAAGTGTGGCATCATCAAGTAGGAAAAATAGAGCGGCTTCGCCAGGTCCTACACCCTTTAGAGGATATTCATGTAGATAATTAAATCTGATCTTGTCTAAACTTTTCAATTGACGAATGAGTTTATTAAGACCCTGTCTAGTAGGTATACCTTTTATAGTTTTATTAAGATCAAACTTTTTGAAAAAGTGTGTACGAAATAAATATTGAATTTCTGATTTATACTTTAATGTAGTAAAATCAGAAGATCCTAAATTAAAAGAAGTGACTTTCTGTGCCCTGTTCAAAAATTCAGCATCTAAGTCTGCAGCATTTATCATAGCCATCTCCTTTAAGTGTGTAGAAAATCTTTTCATATTTTTTACTCCTGATTATACTATACACTATTTATACAAAAATGTAAATAAAAAAAGAGCACCGAAGTGCCCTTTTTCTACTGGGAGTGTAGGTTATTCTTTTCTTTCTCGGCTATTTTCATTGTTTTGTTTAATAGCAATCTGTCGAGCCTTCTCGCGATTCTCTGGATACAAGTGTTCATAACCCTTCATATTCCAGCTTTTTGCCCAAGCAGCCGTTTGATCTACACTATGTGCCTTCATGACATTTCCTTATATCGTTTTACTAATTTTTTACATTCATCCGGATTATCTACCATCTGAACTTTAACTGCCTTCAACCTTTCAAGTCGTTGACGTTCTGCTTTTCTCAATTTCACATTAGTAGATAACATTTCAATTTGAAAATTAATAATGTCAAGTCCCATTGACATGGCTTTGACATCACGTTCAACACTTCTATTTAAATCCATACTAGCCTCCAAAAGCTATTGTTATTCCGCTTACGATAAAATTGCCTACGATCATAAGACCGTAGGCTGTTGCGATGATTTCCATTATGAAGCCTCTGCGTATTCAATTACCTTTGAAAGTGCTTGACTCTTTCGAACTTGGTTACCGCCGAACCACGAAGAATAGAGACGGTTGTCTGCATTACGACCTTGTACGTGATCGGTAATGAATGTGACTGAATTGAATGCCTGCCACCAGCTACCCTCACCATACTCTGCACCTGGCTGAGTTTCCAGTACATCGAAGGCAAGTTTAGCATTACGTGAAAGAGTATCAACTGCAAGTGCTTTACCTTGTACACGCTTGTCTGCTGTACGTGGGAAGACTGAATTCAGATACTCGATGTATGAATCTTGAGTGAAACGCTTACCAGCCAAGAACTTTGCAACTTCGCTGTACTGTTCCATTTTTGCAGTAGCAATACCAAGTTGTTCTTTGACTGAGTTTGCATCAAACTCTACACGGTGACCGACTCTTACAGAACGCTCTGACTTAGACTCAAGTGAGAAGGTCAGCGTGTTGTTACATACTACACGAATTGGTGTAAAGCGAATGTCAATCGACTTACCATATTGATGTGGATTAGAGAACAACAAGTATGAGTCAACACGATCTCCTCCGAGGATCTCGAATGAGTCCTTGACTTTTGCCAATGCCCATACCATTTGTCCATCTTTTAGAGAACCAGCAGTGTGCATTTCCATATTACCTGCCATTACATACTCTGAAAAGAATTCGAATGCCTGTTCGTTCTGAACTGGATTCCAGTTCTCACCGACATTAGTCAGAATACGCCCGTCAGTTTCACGAACAAGCGACTTCAGACCTGTTGGCATTTTCTTACCATCGAATTCAATGAATGACTCGACTTCACGAACTTTCCAATCAAGTCCTGCTTTTTCCTGCATTTGTGCTGGAGTGAGATCATTTGAGACTGGAACACCCAGTCCATGCCAAGGAACCTCACCTGCGTATGCCATTGTTTCTACCATATGTGCCATAATATAAACCTCTTTTTTCATTTGATAGATATATTATACACTATTTTCCCGTAAAAGTAAACAGTTAATTTGCATTT